GGGTACTTTTTTTTCCGCGACTGTAGATTTTTTCAATTAATAGCAATGAAATTTTTCATAACGTTTTATAATCAGTAATTTAATTCATTTCTACGCAATAAAAAAGCACTCAATTTAATGAGTGCTTTATTAATTTTTTATTTTTTATTTTTCTCCTGAAGCTCCTAGTTCCTGAATTGTAATACAGTAATCACCGCTATAAGAAGTTGATCCAGATTGGAGTTCAAAATCGATTTTTAAAGCGTTATTTGTTAAAGTTAAAGGAATCGGAATTATTTCTCCTACAGTTTTCGAGCTGTTATCTAATATTTGTCCGCATAAATATAATTTAGTTGAAAGACCTCTATTAATCATTCCACTTGCTGTTAAAGTTTTTTCATTATATTGGTCTGCTGCTGAGTAGATAGCAATAAAAATATTACACCAATAACATTTACTAGCGTTATACTCTGTGAACGTAACATCTAAAGCATTTAAAGAAGTAAAGCTCCCATATTTGGAAATAACCTGACTTCCACCGCCTACTTTTGAATCCACATATGCTTTATTGGCCGCGTCAGTGTTAGCGGTTGGTGTAGCTATACCAGTAACTTTTATATTACCAAAGTCTACTTCATTAGCATTAATAACCAATCTTGAATCACACGCAATTTCATTACCAGTAGCGCTTGCTGTAAGTCTGATATAGCTACTGTTACTTTGGTTACTATCCTGCACAATTAATTCACCAGTAGGAACACCGCCGTTAGTGGCTCCTGATACTACCATACCAGCACCGCTATTTCCTTCTACTGTCACACTTGCAGAATCAGAGGCCACTTTTAAATTACCTGTAAGTGTCCCTCCTGTTTTAGGTAAGAAATTAATAAATACATAATTTCGTGAAGCCGCATCTGTGCCTTCAACGGGCATAGCCAAATTAGTAATTTTGTGCAAGCCCATATTGAAATTACCTGTAGCAGGAATTGACCCATCTGCTTTAAAATCTCCACTACCTGCTCCGCTAACGGCATTATCTACGTATGCCTTGTTAGCCGCGTCAGTTCCTATAGTTGGATTACCCAGCGAAGTAATTTTATTGTTGCTCATACTAACTGAACCTGTTACTGTTCCACCGGCGAGTGGTAGAAACTTTCCATTTCCAGCAGATCTAACCTTACTATCTACATATTCTTTATTAGTAGCATCTTCGTATTCTGTAGGAGCCGATAGATTAGTAATTTTATGATTGTTCATGTTAAAATCGCCGGTAGCGGGAACACTTCCATTAGCAAGAAAATCTCCTCCGCCTGCACTACTTATGGCATTATCCACATACTGTTTATTAGCCGCGTCATTAGAATCTGTCGGAGCTGCTACATTTGTAATTTTTAAAGCTTCTCCGTCATTGGAATTTAATAAATTAATATTACCATTTGCGATAAATAATAAATCTGAATTTGATAGGATTCCATAAGTAGGAGTATCAGTAGGTATTTCACCAACGGTAACACCATTAGAACCGGTATTTAATTCAATACTAGCATTAGCTATTGAAATTTCACTTTCTCCCATAGAAATATTCAATGCGCCGGTCATTGTATCACCAGCTTTGGAAACATAATTTCCGGTTCCGCCACCTCCACCACTATGACTGTCTACATATGCTTTTGTAGCCGCGTCTTTATTTGAAGTTGGCTCGGGCAAATTAGTAATTTTGTTATTATTCATATTAATTGTGCCAGCCATTGTTCCACCAGAAAGCGAAAGATAGTTTAACTGAATTGTGCCGTTTCTAATATCTTCAACTGTTTGTTTCAGATTATTTAATGATGTTTCAATGGATGTAATTGTGGTTTGGATTGAAGTAATAGCTTCATCCATTGTAGATGTTTGTTCTTGTAGTCCATTATACAAACTTTTCAGATTGGTTATATCTGTTTCTGCTTTTACCATTCTAGTTTGTAGGTCTGTAATAGCGGCTTGAAATCGTTCATCAGATTCAGTCCTAGTAGCTATTTCTTCATCTAATTTATTTTCTATTCGTTCATCTTCAGCTTTTAACGCATTATCCGCTTCAATTCTATTATTAATTTCATTTTCCAAATCAGTTTGAAGATTGTCTATATCTTTTTTGTTCAAATACGTATTCCAAATACACTGCCCATAATTTTGCATAAGTTCAGCAAGTTCTCTTTCATAATCTGAACGATAAAAACAAGCTCGGGAAATATACCAGAAACAATAGCCTTCTGGAATTTCGTTATTTTCAGGAACAAACATTAGACTGCCTTTATCCATTGCTCCCGCAGAAGAACCTTCGCATAGTTCTACGGCAATATCACAACCATATTGAAGTAATATGTTTGCACACGCTTTTGTTGTAAGTCCTTTTTTGTTAACATTGTTTTCGTTTCCACATACAAGGAAAATTACTTCTCTAGTATCAAGATTCTGTCCTATACATACACGAGAGGTTTGTTCTTTTGCATTTGGAATATTAGCAGTATAACTATCATCAGTAATTTGTCCATTCATGATAAGCACACCCGAAACACCCATTGCATCCTCTACGGTGTCTCTTAACATCTGGTCGGTGCTAACCGAATTGCTATATACTTTCATAACTCCTGAGCGTGTAAATCCCATAGTATAAAGATTAGGTGCGTCTGCTCCCGGAATTGGGCATCCATTCCAAATTGGTTTACCATACCAACCATTTTCACCCATAGGTTGAGCAATCACAATTTTGTCTGCATATGTTATTTTACTAGCAGAAAATAACCCCTGCTGAATTTTACTATTAGTAGTATTTCCATATGCAAGATGAAGTTTTACTCTAATAGGTTCACCACGTCTATCTACTACATTTTTATGAATTAAAGTATACGTTGCCCCTTCATCGGCGGAGTAACCTTCTTCGGTATATACATCACAAGGCGAATAATATGCGCCATTTTCTTCTGCCGCCTTTTCTAAATTGTGCAATGTGGCATAACAATTACGCATTACGTCGTTGTAAGTATTAATACACACGTTAACACGATTAGTAAGGTTATTAACCGCTTCATATAATGACGTACCTTGTACCACGCTGGGAACAGGAGGATTACAAGGAATAGGCGGCTTGCTAGGCGGCGGGCAAAAGTCTGGAAAATCGTGAAAGCATTTTTCATCACAGTGTTTCATTTTAATATACCTCCATAAATAATTTTTCAAGCTCCCCAATTATTTGCATATCTATGTTAATGAGGGACGCCCGATATTCTATAATAAGTTTTGCGGGGGAATAATCTGTCCGTCCTTTGGATATTTTATTTATGCTATCTGTTTCGGATGAAATATTATTAGATTTTGTTTTACTTTTTTCTTTTTCTGCATTAATAATATTTCTTTCTGATGATTCCTGTTCATTTCCTTTTCTATCAGAATTTTGATTAAAAGTAGAATCTTTATCACCACTGCTATTTCCGTTTTCACTCCAACTTTTATCAAAAGATTCAGAAGTAGTTGTTGTGGTATCTGTTTTTTCGTTACCTGTTTTATCCACATTAACAGTACCAGTATTAGACTTCGAATAATTGGAAGTGTTATTACCTTCATCTTTTACTGTCCCCGTATTCGATTTAGTATTATTTCTTGTTGAATTTCCGTCTGTTACTACTGTTCCTGTTTGCTTTGAAGTAGAATCGCTATTTTCAGAAGTTGTAGTATTAGAATTTTCATTTGTGCTTTCTGTGGTTTGGGTAGTTGCATAACCATTAGTAACAATAGTAATTGTGCCATCGGGAGCAATTGTTTTAGTAGTTTCTACACCGGATTGCGGTATATCACTAAAAATACTATCTTTAGAGCCGGTTGTTTTCGATGTTCCTGTACCAGTGTTTTTTACGGTAGTAGTATTTGTCAAATCATTTGTAACCGTGGATTTAGATGTTATAGTCTCATTTTCTGCCTCTGTTAAATCATTTGTTTTTGTTGATGTTATATTTTCTGTTTGCTCATTAGCTTCTATTAAATTATTTGTGGTTAACTCATTTTCCGTTTTGTCGGTTGTACTATTTGTTACAGTGTTAATATCAGTGGTAGAATTTTCTGCTCCTAATTTAGCATATTTGTTTTCGTTATGTTCTGTATCGTCAGATTTTATTACTTCATTTTCGGTGGTGTCTGTGTTTTTTGAATACCTATCAGATCCTGTTAAATTATTAGACCTAGTGTTATCTATTTTATTTTCCGTTTTTTCTTCTCTTTGTCTTTTACTTAATTCCTCAAAATAATTTGTAGCTAACGGATCGAATTTAATTAATTCGCTTTTATAGAGTTGGTTATAATATGGCATAATTTCATTCATAGTTCTACCTAAAAAGAAATTAAACCGGTCGGGGGTTTCCTGCCCTATTTCTCTAAAATAAAAGTGCTCTATTATTTTATTATTTAAATAGTCTCTATAATCCTCTGAAAATATTGGGTAGTGTTTTAAGTTTAGTTCATACCCCATATTTAATAAGTCTTTTAACTCTATTGTGTATTCTGCCATTCTTCATCCACCTCCGTTTTGGTTGGATTATTATCTGTAGTCGTTGCCATATCTTCATTGAAGAAATTAAATTCTTGTCTAAAGTTTACTTCTATGTTAGTTCCAAACATTTTATTAATCTTTTTAGCGGCTTCGCGTCTTGCGTTTAACATTACATATCTTTGCGCCTGAACACCGCCTAAATTTGATACAACTTCATCCGTGATTAATCTTTCTTTCTTTTCTGTATTACTATTTTCAATACCACAAAATGTTAATGCTTCATTCCAATATTGCCTTTTTAGTGTGTTTAGTTTATCCGCTTCATAAGGAGCAGTAGTTGTTAACGATTTAATATTATTCAAATCTAAATTTTTTGCTCCAAATATAACAGGTATATTTCCATCATAATTTTTATATAAATTCATAAGACTTAAACGCTCTGCTTCTTCGCATAAAATAGCAATAGGTGTTTTTTGGGCTTTAACATTTACGTCTATTGTGCGTTCTATTTCGTAGAGACGTTTAGCGTATAAATAGATAGTTAAAGATGAAGGAATGTGCAAATAATTATTGAAAATCATTACACTGTTTTTATTATCTAATTCTTTTTGGTAACCATTTGTAGCATACGCCCTGCGCCTAATAGGAATTCTGTAGACATCTAATGGAGGGGCAATCATACATGTTAAAGCCAAATTTCCTATCTCTTCATCATTAAAATAAACCGCAAACCCATAGTCGCAAAGAGTAAGCTCTAAAAAACGTTCGTCTACTGTCTCCGGCAAATTAGACCATTCAAACATATTAATAACAAAATTTTTTAGCCTGTAATAATAATCGTTGAAGGTGTCATTATTCATTTTCTTTGCTAAAAATTTTTCGTTTTTGTTCCAACCGATAAAATCTTGCATTTATATCACCTCCGATAAAGGTTTATTACTTCTTGCGTAATCCCCCACAAAATCTCCATGCCAAAATCTAATTCCATTGTTAAACATTTGTTTAATTCTGTCCATAGCATCCACAGGCATAGAGCCTTTTAAAATAACATTATTGGTTTTAACATAATTCCAAGATTCCCGCCCTGTTAAATTAGGCTTTTTCAATTTATTGCAAGCATATCCATACATGTCAAAAAAATCATCATATCTTTCAGCGGTTTTTGTATCTATCATTAAAGCATAAGCGGCAAAACCAGTTCTTTTTAAACCTATAGTTAAAGATTCTGCAAATGGTGTCCCATTAGGGATATTAGGTTTTTGTTGAATATCGTAACTTTCTGCATTAAACTTTACTAAACTAGTAACACCTGATATTGCCGTTCCTAAACCTATGGGCATTCCGGCTGATGCCATTCCAATCCCTAGTACTGTTTGAAGAAGTCCACCAATTACCTTAATAGAATTAGAAGCCATATTTTGAGCTTGCCAATTTGCGTAAACATTAGAGCTCCATGCGCATTGAACTATAGCGTCATAAGATACACTATTTTCATATTCGCTTAATTCTTTAACGTTAGGAGAGCATAATGCGGAAGGGGAAGCACCTCCCACCCCTCTAATATTAACAGTTAGCGTATCATCCCTAATAAATTCTGGTCTTAAATCCACATTTTGTCCACTTGACGAATGCAATCTAATAATTCTATAGGGATAGTTCATTAATTTTTTATTGCGTATAATATGCGTATCTAATGATGATGTTTCTTTAGTAATACCTGTAGAAAGATTTGTTTCATCAATAGGATATAATGGATTTACCGGGGTCATAAAAATTGCTACTATAGAATTACTTATACCAAGTGTTTCAAATTGTTTTATTAAGCCTGTTATTGTGTCAGGGTTAGATGCACTTGTCATCCATAACCCTGAATAAACCCCACCAAAATTCCCGGCTTCTAAAAATCCATCTGGTAATTTTTCGGAATATGTAACTAACATCACATAAAATACTGATTCGTTTAAATGTTTCCAAGTATTGAAACTTAAATTTGAAGTTACGTATGTTTCAGGTTTTAGCGGCTCTGGAGTGAGGTTTTCAAATGGTTCGTCAGTTAAACTGTGTTCTCGTTCTACAATAGAAGGCAGTATTTCAAAATTAAAAGCCCATGTTTGGTACACATCTATTTCATAAATAATTTCCGTATTGTTAGGATTAATATAATTTACTTGTTTAATAAACGCATAAAACCATTTTGACCCATAGTTACTATTTTGAAACATTAAATAATTACAATTATAAAGATCGTCCGCAACTCTAGGCACTCTAACACTATAGGCAATTCGGGGAGCCGCCACGCTGGAATTTACCCTTTGATACGTAAAATTGTTAAAACTATATTTTGCTTTACCCTGCATAAAATTAGTTTGTTCTGCTACACTAGTAAATAAAATAGTGTCGCTATATGTGCTATCAAAAGGGACGTTTTCTAGTAGTCTAACTATTGTATTTGGGATATATTCCGGCATGGCTTTTCCTCCTACATAAAATTAATTTAAGGTGACTTTGCTTGTTCCTTTTTTACTGGAATCATATACGCTAGTAGCTGTTACTGTGAGTGTAGTATTAGGTTCTGTGGAAGGTACTGTCAAAATTCCATCAGGAGTAATAGAAGAAACTGTATCTGTAGTACCAGTAACACTCCATGTTACGCCTTTAGGTACATAACCTGTAGTTACTACGCTAGCCGTAAACTGCATAGAAGATCCTTTTACTAGCTCTGTAGTGGGAGGTGTGACAGTTACGCCGGTAACAGCAGTTGTTTCCGTAGTAAATAATACAGCATTGCTAAACGGAGACGTACTAAATGTTTTCCAGCAGTGGTAAAAATAATTCCAATAAAGTCCTTGACCGTTATAGTTTTCGGTGAATCCAATCCAGTTATCAAACACCATAAACCAATCTTTATCGACAATAGCAGCATAAACGCCGGTCAATTCACCAAAGTTATCAATCAAAACTCTTTGTCCCATAAACTCCGCTTTGGACATATTAAAAGCAGAAGCTAAAACTTCTACGTCAATCATTGCGTCAAAAGCAGCGTCAATCAGGAAAATTTGATTTTCTTTCTTTGTATAATTTAACACTCCCATGCTGTTATAAGTAGTAGACATGAATTCCATACTATTGCTAACACCTTTAATTTTTGCAACAATGGTTTTAGCATTATCCGGGGTAACTTCTGGAATAGTAACAGCATACATTTTTCCATCATTAGCCGCGTCAACTATTAACTGCTTCATTACAAGAAATTCGTCAAATTCAGAGCCAGTATACAAGCTATCGACAATTCTCGCAATCAAATCACTAATTCCCTGATAAGACAAAAATGCCTGTCTCAATTGTTCATTGGAAATAGTAGTTTTGTAGAAGTTCTGATAATTCATTTTATGGAAAACCGCGTTCACATCTGGAATTTCGCGCTTAAAAACTTCCTTTTCTGCTACGGCAGGATCAAATTGGTGCGCCCTAGCTATATTCACAAAAATTTCTTCGATTGTTTCGCCGAATTCTAGTACGCCTTTTTTGAACATTCTTAATGGATTCTGATAACTTTTGCTAGTAATAATAACACGAGCAATCCTGTTCACTAAAGCATTTAAAAATTCATTCTGCGTGCTTTCGTAAGTAAGCATTGCGTTCCCGATTTCTCGGATATTATCTTGTGTGGCTTCTGGAATTCTCTCTTGGTAAGTCGATGAAGCGTTAGCGCGAATAACGTTTAAAATATCCATTGCTGATGCGTTCATAGTTTTAATTTCTGGTTTTGTTGCCATTTTTTATTCCTCCTAATATTTTTATTTATAGTCGCCTTCACGGTCTGAAAATAACTCATCATATGATTTTTTAACTGATTTATTATCTTCCTCAATATCATCCATTTGTTCGGTCTTCGCTTCTTCTACACCGCTAAAAAATCTTTCTCGATAACGTCTTCGCATATCGTCATATTTTTCAGACCATTTTATACCATCACTAGAAAAAACGTCTTCTTCTTTGTAATTACTTATAACTTCCGCTTCGGGGTAGTTATCAGAAAGCACTCTCAAATCATTCATAATATCCTCTGAATCTCCTGTACGTTCTGAAATGCTTTTGATAATGTTTAAGTATTCCTCTCTACTTAATGCCATTTTTTATTAACCTCCCTTATATGTTTTTTGAGCGCCATAACTTTATTTTTATAATAGGTTATTAATTTAGAATAGATAAGTTTCTCTTCCTGCTCCATAGGAATGGTTTTTAATAACCTTATTATTTCATTTAAGCTATACTGTATTTTTTCAAGTTCTAATTCCCAAACACTTTTATGTAAATTAATATTAGCCCATCTTTCGCGCTCTTCCGCCAAGCACTCTTCACATAAGCTCCTGCCTTTAATAGCATCTTTTTGTTTGCACTTCCAACATATTCCTTTTTCCTTGTAACTCTGATAGGGCGATTTATAATTAATATCACATGTTTTGCGTATAAAACTATAACTACGTCCTGTAATTTTTGTTAAATCATTTACACTTAAACCAGATTTATATAATTTTCTAATTTCTTCTATTTCTTCTAGCGGAGCTTTTACCCCATAATTATTCCCCCAATTTATTAATTAATTTTTCTATTGTTCTGGAGTTATTATTTACGCTTTCTAAAATAGTTTTTAACATTTCATTTTGTTTCTTTTGATATTCTTCTTTTTCTTTAAATTTTGTTTTTTTATCCCACACAATAAAAATTCCCATAGCTATACAAGCAGCAATCGGAAATCCTACACCATTAACGATTTGTATAAACATATTTATATCCATATATTTATCACCTCGCCCTTATATTAGCACAAAAATTTTTATTTGTCAATACTATAATGTTAGTTTTATTATATCCATACAAATATTTTTTATATTAACAGTCTCAAATCTTACTAATCCTAATTTATAATATTTAATAAAACTTTCCACCAGCACAGATTTATGACCTTTTAATAACATAGTGTTTGGAGTGTGGTCGTCTGTGGTAATAGCATATACCGCTTTAGAATTTGGGTCATAATCCTTACTAACATATTCTAAGCCTTTGGTGTAATCTATCCAAACTCCATATTTTTCTCCCTTATATACCAAGGTAAATACAAATTTACTATGTTCACTTTTCCTCTCTATGAAAGTGTTTGTGTCTCTTAAAAACTTATTATTTACGGAATAATCATAATATGGTGTATTTTTTATAATTTGAGAAAATCTTGTTTCGCCTGCAACTTTGGTATATTCATCATTTTTTACTACCTCTATTAATATGTCATTTTCCGAACGAAAATTTGTTCCGTACGGTACTTGTATATCAAAATAAATAAAATATGGATTGGTAAAAGTTAAGGCGTTGCTTAAAAACATAACCTTAACGTCACGGAGCCTTGCTATTGTTGAGTACAATTCTAAAAAATTTGTAACTTCATCTGGTAAATATCTGTGAAAACCTTTATCGAGTATAAATTCATCAAATATTATTTTATTAACTCTAGGGAAGGGGGTAGATTTTTCTATTTTTGCCGTAGATAAGGCAATGCACGTCCCGGCTAATTCTCCATCTATGTAAAAATTAGGTTTATTAACTTTAAATTCATGCTCCGGAAAATTAATTTTAATATCTTCAAAAAATTTATCAGACTTTTTTAGTTCTTCTTTATATCTTCTTACATACACAAATTGATTTCTGTTTTTTAAAAAATCTTTTATAGCCCATTCTTTGCAACCATATGTTTTACCCACACCACGAGCGCCCACTATAAAATTAAATAAACAGTTATATGATAATGTCCTGCCTATATCCCAATATATTCCCATGTAATTAACCTCCTAATATAAAAGGGGATTTAAATAGTTTTAACACTGTATAATCACTACAAAGCAAACAAGGCATGAATTAACATGTGATTACCCTTTATTTGCGCGTTAAATTGAACTATTTAATCCCCACATACTATTATAATACAAAATAATAATTTGTCAAGTTATTCTCGTAAAGTATGCGGTGAATCTAATAAAACAATTCCTCCAGTAGTATGACTAATTTTAAGTTTTCCAGCAAATTCATTGCCTATTTTAAAATTATCCCAATTTACATATTTATAACAAGAACTGGGCATACCAGCACATGTAATTTTTAATATAGTATTATTATTTAAATCAATATGATTTACTAAATCAGGATTATCATTAATATATTTTTCTATATCCTCTATATCACAATATTCATCTTCAACATAACTTTTTTGCCTTAAAAATCTAGCTCTTCTAAAATGACTTTCTATTTTCCAGCATCCCAATTCTGTGTCACTTATATCTAAATTTTCAGGAGGATTAGTGCCAACTAAATGTAAACTGTCGGTATCAGCATAAATAAATCTATCAAACACTTTTTGTGCGCTTGTTATAGTTTTATACCTAGCCCAAGAGGTGACAAATGTTCCTACAGGGATATAAATAGGTTCTCTGGTTTCTTGAGGTCCTAATCTATAATGAACTATATTATCTTCCCCCAAATATGGATATTTACTTTGAACGTTAGGATTTAAAGCAAATTTGCCATAAAGAGAATTTAACATAAGTTTACTAATAGTTCGCATTGGTTTATTTTTTTCTTTTGTTGCTTTTACTTTTATTCCATTCCATTTATCAATATATTCTTTAAATAACTTGTCAGAACTTTTAAATTTCCACCCGCTAATATAGTTTATATCAAATACTTCATAATGTTCCAAAAATAATTCCAAATCTATGTTAGTCATACACATTGTTACATACTCTCCCCCACTATTTGTAATATATTCCGTAGGCACAAAAGCTAAATTATTTTTCAATTGCACAGTAGGAATTTTATCTTTTTTTAATACAAATTGGCATGAAAACATTTGAATATATAAATCATAAACATTATCATGCTCATATTTACCCTTAAAAAATATTCCCTCACCATACGGTAATTTATTATAATACATAACGGAAGGATATAAACTATTAACATCTAATACAATGCCTTCCCCAACATCTCTATTTTTATAAATAGGGTTTAAATAAGTAAATCCCCCTCTATAAGATTGTCTAATATCATCATCATATACAGGCGGAGGAAACCATTTGCTAAATTTGCTCTTACCTATAATTTTTTTATATTCGGTTATAGCATTAGACCCTGTAGTCATCTTTTTTAAATTTTGCTCAAATAATTTCTCTATTCCTAAAGCGGCTATAGTGACATCAGACCGTATATAATCTATTTCTGACTGGGTTAATTCATGTCCTATTTCTCTTTTTTCTTTGTAATCTATTTCTAATTTGCTAATAGGTAAACTAAATGCTTTCGCAATTTCTGCAATCGAAAAAGGTAATATTTTTAAACTATCTAATATTTTTAATGTCTTTCTTTTTGTGTCGCTCTTATAATAACATATTTCTATAGTATAAAAAACACCTCTATCACTAATTAATGTGGTAAATTCTTTCTCATTTAAATATTTTCTTTCGCTATTAAAAGTATACCCATTTTTGAACAGCCAATATAATATAAATTCTCCATCAAATTTTAAGTTATGAAAATACACTGTAATTTTACTATCTAAATTAAATAATAATTCCATTAAACTATCAATACTATTCCCATATAAAAAATTATCCACATTACCAATCTCACATAATGCCCACGCCCACACCCGGCAATCATCGACATCCGTAGTAGTTTCAAAATCGCCTGTAAATAACATTCATAATCATTCCCCCAAAGCATCCAATCTACTAATCATTATTTCCTCTATTTCTTCTGCTGATTTTGGATCGGAGGTAAATGATATTTGTAGTAATGGCTCTGTATAATAATATTGATATAACCTATCCGCGGGAACTTCCATTAGCCTATTGTATAATCTACTATTCTTACCAATAGTTACTTCAACTGCATGTAAAAAATTCTCTTTATATTTTGCTTGCCTAACTCTTTCAGTAGACCCCAATAATTGTTTTTCTAAATTTTCAACAAATGTATCCCAATTTTTGGGCTTTATACTTTGAATTGTATTTTCCCTAGGCCGTAAGTTATTTTGCTCAATAGCGCCCATTCTTCCGGTAGTTGTTGTAGGATTATATTTTTTAAGCTCTGCTCTACGCCTTGCGTTTATGGCGCTAAATGTATTAGCTATCTCACGCTTTTGCCATAATGTTATATTCACTCCCTCGCTTGTGGTATATGGCATTTCAGCGCCTTTGCGCAAATATCGCTCCATTCTTCCAATATATCGCCTAAACTCTCTTCGCTCATAATCCTTTAATTCATTTTTTAATGTTTTTGCACTTACTTTTGCGGGCTGAATATTTGCTAATGCTGGATTACGTTTACTAACCCTTGCTATTTTTGCATTAAATTTTCTAACGGTGGCAGCTAATAATTTATCGTCGGCTTTAGTCCACTTAATTTTACCATTTCTGGGCATGTGTATTCCACCCCTTCTTTCGATAGAATGTAGAATCCTCTATTTTCTATAGACCTGTACAAATATACATCTGCCAAATAATCAGAATCTATGTCAAACCTATATCTTTTTAATAGCCTATCTCTTACAGTTTTACGATTTTCTTCTAACGTTCTGATAAATTTTGCCCTATGCAATTCGGTTGAAAAAAAGTAAAGCAATCCTTTAGCACTAAAAGTTAGTGGTGAGCATTTTAAATTTACATACACTTTCATAGTATTTTATTTGGTGGGGATATGTTTCAATCCCCACACAACCTCCATTTTATTATTTCGTTACCACATTAAACGTTAAAAGCTGCTTTTGTCCTTTTGTAATTTGTTTCACTTCTAACGGTAATCCTTCTTCCCAAGTAGGAGCACCAAAAGTCTGAATCAATTTTTTAACAGCACCATACACACCAAGAGATACCGCTTGATAACCCTCACCATTTTTATCGATAATAACAATTCTTGGGCAAGGTGTAATTTCCCCGGTTTCCTGATTTACACAATCAACAACTTCACAAAATAAATCTTTTGCTAAGATAGTTTTATTAATATACTCGCTTAATCTATGTTCGGGGTTATTCATAGCTTTAAAAAGTTTGGCTTTTTCTTCAAAACTCACCGCGTTTAAGCTACAAAAAGAAGTTCTTCTAGTCGTCAAATCAGCAATAAATTTTTCGTTTTCATCCATAACCATTAAGTCTTTATTTTCCATTTTCAAATACCTCCAAAATTATTTATTATTTTTCTACTTTTTTACTAATTGAAATAAAATCTGTTACACTGCAAGCATACATTTCTTCCAAATATTCCAAATTATTAATAATATACATTCTGTTTTTGCCTTGCGATTTTTTAACCGCTTTAAGTGCCGTCTCTTCATCCACTTTGCCAGTAACTACTATTGTTTGCGGTTCTCCTAGCCATACACTTGAGTTGTCTGTTTCAATCACGTTAAATGTGATTTTTGTTGAAATAAATGTTCTTGTTACTAATTCTGCCATACTATTTTTCAATCCTTTCTAATTTTATTTATATAAATACTTACTATTTCAAAATTTCTACATTTCCATCACCTCCTTAAACAAATTTATATCACTGCCATAAGAATCATATCTTTTTATAGCATTATTTAGGCTAAACGCAATGCCAAAATCTGCTCTTGCTTCCAAATATGTATATAATTCCATTTCCTCTGTGGGTTCAAAAAATTCTTGCACTAAAATTGCATCTTCTGGGTCGTCAAATACATATACTTTATGCCCTAATTTTTCATCATATTTTACACTAACTAATATCCACAATTCTTCCATTATTATCGCTCCTTATTGATTACGCCATAAGCATATAGTTTATATCCTTCATTCTCCATACCGTATTTCAGAGCGCTATATGTTTCCAGCACATCGACTAGCGCATCAGCGCTAAGTCTTATGATTGTAACATTTTCATTCTTTATTAATTTAATTTTCAAAATGTATTCAGTTTTCATTTTTTAAATCCTCCATATTTCTATTAATTTCCTGTAGTTCGTCTCTAATCTCCTTCATCACATTTACCAATTCGCATAACCATTTTTCAAGAACTAAACCATTTGCCCAATCAATCATTTTTCTTCCTCCAACATAAATTCATATTCCATTATAGATTCTGGTATATTTTTAATTTCCTGCTGCAATTCTTCTAATTCTAAAGCATATCTTAAATATGTGCTATTACTTAACCGCTCATACTGTGCTCTATAATATTTAATTTTTAATCTTATTAAATACTTAATTTCATCCATAATTTTAACTCCTATTTGCTTTAGTAATTATTTCTAGTCTATCCTCCATATCTATGCGCCAACCAACTCCATCATAATACGCCGTTCCTAATAACCCCTTATAGATACAATCACGTTTTGTGAAATGTGCTCTTGCATCCTTTAGAGACGTATAATAATCCCTACTGTAGACAACTCCCTGTTCATTAACTCTTTCTACAACGTAATCATATTTTCTTTTTCCCATTTTTTAATTCCTCCTAAATTTTTATTCATTATAATCATCTGTTCTTTTTTGTGTCCTACCAACTATCTATATTATATCAGACCAATTTGCGTTTGTCAAGCATTTTTTCAAAATAATTTTAAAAATATTTAAGTTAAATTTTTAACAATATATTATATTTTAAAATGTTATTTTTATTTATTATAGAGATTTTAAAAATAAATATTAATAGTAATTAAAAATTTAATGCGCACAATA